GTTGGTGTCTGGGTTGGTGTCTGTCATGGCCGCACGGTAGCCCATAGTCTGGGCGTGTGGCCGAGTTCGTCTTCGTACCGAACGTCGTCAACTGGGAACGCCAGTTCCACGGACCGACCGGGATGGTTGCCGACCACATCCGCAAGATCGCCCTGGCGACCACCGCCGAAGCGAAACTGGCCGCGCCGAAGAAGACCTGGCAACTCACCTTCTCGATCGTGCCGTCGCCGACCGGCGCCACCGAATGGAAGGTCGAAGCCCAGGCCCGGTACTCGATCTTCGTCCACGAGGGCACCAAGGCGCACGACATCAAACCGAAAGGCCCCGGCTACCCGCTGCGGTTCTTCTGGCCGAAGGTCGGCAAGTGGGTGGCGTTCATGTCGGTTCGCCATCCCGGCACTGCCGCGCAACCGTTCCTCACCGACCCGCTCACCAAGATGATGCGCCGCTACACCAAGCACTGACGGCGGTTCCCGTTGGTGGAGGTGGCCGCGGACTAGCCTCGGTCCGTGCATGTAGCCACGGTCCCGACGTACGAAGAGATGTGGGTCCATCCGGCGATCGTCGCCGCTCTCTCCGACGGGATGTACACGTACACCCCGGCACTGCCGTGGGATCCGCTCGTCACCTACGAAGTGGGTGAGCACGCCCTCGCCGGGGAGTGCCCGTTCGATGGCTGCATCTACACCGCGTTGCAGTCGAGCGTCGGCATCGACCCGACCACCAACGACGTCGTCTGGGACTTCGACGAGGCGTTGACCGGTGAACGGCTGCGCCTGTACACGGCGACCACGCAGGCCACCTGGCTGCTCGACACGTTGACCGGGTACCGGCTCCACGGCCACGAGTGCTGGCTGGAGGATTACCGGGTGAACCTGTCGACGGTCACGCTGCGTCGCCAGCCCGTCGCCGCGGTCAACTCGGTGAAATCGGTGCACCGCTGCAACCAGGTCGGCGAAGAGATCTCCGACTGGTGTTGGTCGGCGAGCAACCAGGTGTCGCTGGCCTGCTCCGGCGGGCAACCGATCCCCTGGTACCCGGGCTATATCGACCCATACTACGTCGGGGGGACGACGCCGAGGCTCGGGTGCGGCTGCGACGACAACGTCGTGCGGATCGCCTACGAGATCGAATCGAACCTCCCGCCGGGCAGCGAAGGACTGGTCGCCTGGATCGCTACCGAGTACGGCAAAGCCGCCGCCGGACAGGCGTGCGCGCTGCCGGAACGGATCTCCAACGTCACCCGCCAAGGTGTCTCGTGGACGATCCTCGACCCGCAGGAGTTCCTCGACAAGGGCTACAGCGGGATGTCGCGAGTCGACAACTGGCTGGCCCCGGTGAAGCAGACGTTGGGTGGCAGGATCATCGACCCGTTGCGCTCGACCCGGTTGTTCAGCCAACGCCAGGACTGCGAGGCGATCCCGCCGACACCGCCGACATCGCCCGGCCCCTATGGCAGCGGCCCGTACGGCAGCGGCCCCTACGGAGGATCTTCATGAGCGACATGCCGCCAGTGATCGGCCAGGACCCGTGGGGCGACGACCTCAACGCGTACCTCGCCCAGCTACAGACGATGGTCGACAGCTTGCTGATCAACCAGGGCAGCATGGGCGGCGAGTTGCAGTTGCTGCAAACCCAGATCGACGGCCTCAACACCCGAGTCGCCAACCTGGAGGCCCGGCCCGAGTACATCGTCAACAGCTACTCGTGGCAATACTCCAACGCCGCGCCGCCGCCGACCGGCAGCCAAGTGCGGTTCGACAACGCCGATCTCAGTCTTGCGACCCAGGCGATCTTCCGGCTGATCGACAACGACGGTGCCGACCGCACGGCGGTCTTCCAGCAACTGGCTGCCGGGTCGATGCTTCGCATCAACGACTGGAACGACGCCGCCAACATCCACCGGTTCAACGTCACCGGCCCTGCGAGCATTGCCGCCACCGACGTCACCATCCCCGTTGCGTGGATCTCGGGCGCCGGGACCATCCCGAACGCCAAGGCCAACGTCGCCTTCATCGTCGCCCTGGAGGTGTCCTGATGCCTGTTGCCAAGACGCAACCCGTCTACCCGCCCGATCCCGGCAAAGCACTGGAAGCCGACTGGGGGATCGCCGCGTCCGAACACGTCATCCAACGGTTCACCGACATCGCCGACCGCAGCACGAAGTGGACGACACCACCGACCGGTGCGGTGTGCATCACCCTGGCCCCGTCGTTGACGTCGTGGATCTACGACGGCTCCCAGTGGATCCCGCTCGGCGGCATCCTGATCGGCGAGGTCAAGATGTGGCCCGGGGTGGCGACCCCGATCAACTGGTTCCCGTGCGACGGGCGTGCCCTGTCGCGCACCGCCTACGCGGCGTTGTTCGCGGCGATCGGCACGGTGTGGGGACCGGGTGACAACACGACCACGTTCAACATCCCCGACTTCCGTGGCCGAGGACCGGTCGGTGTCGGCACGGGCGTCGGCCTCACCGACCGGCCGTTGGCATCCAAGTTCGGTGCGGAGAACGTCACCCTCGCCGCGGACCAGTTGCCGGTGCACACCCACACGATCAACCACGACCACGGCTCGGCAACCTCCGGCGCCGGTACCAACCACGCCCACTCAGGGACCACCGGCGGGGAGTCCGCCGGGCACGTCCACGAAACCGGACTCGGTGTGTCGTACAACTTCCTCATCCAGACACACTCCGTCGAACCGCTCAATGCTGGCCTGGACCTGAAAACGCCAGGGGCCAGGGTCGTCGAGTCGAACACGACGTCGTACAACCTGTCCGGCCACACCCACAACTTCACGACCGGCAACGAAGCATCACACACCCACTCCGTCGATCTCCCGTTGTTCACCGGCACATCGGGTTCGACCGGCTTGGGTAACGGGCACCCCAACGTCCAGCCGTCGGTGGCGGTCGGCTTCATCATCTTCGCCGGGGCCGGATGACCCCGCTCGGATTCGCGCAGGCGCTCGCCGTCGACCTGGCCCCACCGTTCCCGACCGGCGGACCGCTACCCGACCCGTTCCACGCCCAACTCGGCGACATCATCATCGACTGCCCGGGCACCACCGTGACGATCCAGACCACCACCAACGTCGACCCGACCGGCGGCGGTGGGACCGGGAACTGCGACATGATCGAGATGGCCAGCGTGATCATCATCGCCGCCCGCGACTGCTCGTTCGTCGCCAACGAGGACGGCACCACCGACTGGTCGAAACAGGACACCGTGTCCGCCCAACAGGACCGTGACGCCGAGGCGTTGCGGGAGCAGTGCGAGAAGTGGCGTGCCGACGCCTGGTACCTGCCGCTCGGTGTCCCGGTGACGTTGACGTATGCCAACACCGGCGCTCTGGCCTGGGTACAGATGACGTTACAGTTACCGATCCCGTAACCTCGTGCGATGAGCACGATCGCTCCCGACGTCGACATCGACGACATGAGCATCATCGAACAGATCGCTCTGCTCGACGACGACGAACGCGACCGCCTGATCGGCGACTTCGACGAGCACGATCTCCACGACCCGGAACTGTGGCTCCGACCGTCACAGCTACGTGCCCTCCACGACGTCGCGGCGATCGTCGCGATGTTGGCCGGGCGCGGCGCGGGCAAGACCCGTGTCGGTGCCTCATGGTCGATCGAGAAAGCCGAAGCGGAACCCGGCTCGATCGGGCACCTCGTCGGGCGGACCGTGTCCGACTGTCGTGACGTCATGATCCAAGGCGAGTCGGGGATCCTCGCTCTGTCGCGGCCGGACTTCATGCCGACGTACACGCCGTCGCTGCGCCGGTTGGACTGGCCCAACGGCTCACACGCGTTGACGTTCTCCAGTGAGGAACCGTCGCAGCTACGTGGCCCGCAGTCGAACTGGACGTGGGTCGACGAGATGGCCGCGCTCAACCACCGGCCGGACAACTCGGGGGCGACCGCCTGGGACCACGTCCGCATCGGCACCCGCCTCGGCCCGCACCCGCAGATCTTCGTGACGACAACACCGAAGCGGATCAAAGCGATCAAGGACCTCGTCGCCGAAGGGCGGACCACCAAGCGTGTGTCGCTGCACGGCGCCTCGACGCTGGCGAACCGGGCGCACCTGTCGGCCGACTACCTGCGGAACCTGTTCGACATGTACGCCGGGACAGCGTTGGAAGCCCAGGAGTTGGGTGGCGAACTGCTCGACATCGTCGAGACGGCCCTGTGGCAACCCGACGACATAGTTATAGCGGATCATACGTTCATGGAACTGTTGGCCGGGGAGACGTTGTCGATCATCGGCGTCGACCCGGGCCTGACGACCGGCGGTGACGCCACCGGCATCGTCGTCACCCGCTCCACCCAGGAACTCGCGCTGACATCACGGCGGGCGCTCGTCGTTGCCGACTGGACCGAAGACGGGCTGCAACCAGAACGGTGGGCCGCACGGGTCGTCGAAGCGTGGCGCACCGAGAAGGACCTCACCGGGAACATCCCGATCATCGTCGCCGAGAAGAACGCCGGTGGCGAGATGATCGCCACCACCATCGAAGGTGTCGCCGGTGAGAACGCACTGCCGATCGCTCTCGTTCCGGCGTCACGATCGAAGGCTGCTCGTGCCGAACCGATCGTTCTCGCCTACCGCCAAGGGCGCGTCCGCCACATCGAGGACTTCGTCGAAATGCAAGAAGAGATGACCGGCTGGGAACCACCGGTGCCCGGCGTGTCGAAAGGCTCGGGGTGGTCGCCGAACAAGATGGACGCGCTGGTCACGGCGTTGCGCGCCCAGCTTGTCGACGACAAACCGTTGCGCCGCTTCGGCCGGTTGGAGGCAGGCGAGACATCCGAAGTGCTCCACGTCGAAGAGGCCCGCTGGCGTCGCGGCATCAAGCCGCTCGGGCACATGCCGTGGCGCACCGAAGCAGAAGACATCGACCCGCCGTACTGAGTGGCTACGCTCGCGGTTCATGAGCGATACCGCAATCGAGTACAGCGACGCACCGACGGAGGGCACGGAGGAAGTCGTCATCCCGGCCCCGTGCGCTGTGTCGATCTACACCGGAGTGATCACCGCGGGCGGCGAGATCGACGACATCGACCGTCGACTGCTCGTCGGCTGGAACGCTGCCGGATCCCCGATCGTGGTCGGCGACAACGGTGCGTTGCGTCTGCTGGAACCCGGCGAAGCGGTCACCGCGCTGGAGTGGTCCGACTGATGCCCGGAGTCATCTCGGCACCGGCGCGCATCCCGGTGTTCCTCGTGTGGGGCGCCTACGTGTCGATCTCGGGTGCCCGCTCTCATCCTCGTGGCCGTGTGTGGATCCTGGCCGACTCGGCCGACATCGACGCTCGGATGACGTGCCTGATCGCCTGGAACGATCCGAACACCGGGCGCGCCACGTACGAAGACCTCGGTGAACTCGCCCAAGCCTCGGTGCGCCCGAAGAAGCATTCGGAGTTCCACATGATCTCGGGTGAGACGATCATGACCGTCGAGCACCCGTGCGTGTGCGGCGCCGGGCAGGTCGGTAACGCTCCACCTGCCGAAGGGCGGATCACTCTGACGTACGTCAACCCGTACAACCGGCCGCGTCTGAACCTGCTGACGTGAAGGCCGCGCAGATCGCGATCGCTGTGCTCGCCGGTGTGTTGATCGCTGCCGGGACGGTGCTGCTGGTCACCGATCGGACCGTGTCGGGGTGGATCATGGGTGGCTTCGGGTTGCTCGGGTTCATGACGCTGCTCGGGATGGTCGCCGTGGACCGGCGGACGTGACCGGTGGCTACCGCCGACGACGCAGCCGAGGCGGCACGAGCGCGTGACGACATCGAAACTCAGACGAAGCTGGTGTACGCAGCGGCGCTCGCATGGGTGGCGTTCCACGGCGAGGACGAGGAACCGGCCAAGGACTCCACACTGGCACGTTCGGCGACGACGCTCTCGCTGATGCTGTTGCGCTCGTTGAAGCGCATGACCCACGCACCGGTGCCGATGCCTCGCGGTGAGGACCGGGCCAACTGGATCGACGGCACCGCCCAGGATGTCACCAGACGGGCTGTACGCGACGCCAGGGCGCATTGGTCCACCGTGTACAAGCGGGAGAAGCGCAAGGCTGCTGACGTGTCTCTGCGGACCGTGCAGACGGTGTTCGCCGACGAGAAGGCATGGTCCGAGGCGGCATCACGGACCGAGGCCACCCAACTCGCGGCGGAGTCGGCGATGACGCTGCACCCCGACGTCGAGACGATCACCGGGGAACCGCACTCCAAGATGTGGATCTCGCGTGGCGATGGGAAGGTCCGCAAGTCGCACCGTCACCTCCACGCCAACGTCAAAGCGGTCGGCGACGACTTCAAACCGGGGCTGCGCTACCCGGGCGATCCGTCCGCTCCGCCGGAGGAACGGTACAACTGTCGGTGCGTCCTGTTCCTGGTGCCGACCGCCGAGGCGGAGCATGCCGAGAAGGTGTTCGCGGCGGAGGACTTCGTTGGTGACGCCGACACGGAGACGGGTTTGGCGGCGTCGGGTGTGTCGAAGTGGGATCGTGAGCAGGCCCGCCGGGACTGGCTCGTCGAGCAAGGGATAATGAACCTCTGAGGTTGTGGCACCTGTGGGATACAGTGCTATACTTCAGACCATGACCGAGACACAGACTCCCCCGCCCGCCTGCGACAAGTGCGGCGACACCGGCACCATCCCACCGTTCATGGACGCCTGCACCTGCGGCGCGATGCCCACCAAGTACGCGCCCGAGTTCGCTGCACCCAGCGTCGTCGAACTCGACGAGTTCCGCCCGACGATCCCCGGCACCACGATCCCGACGCCCGGCTTCCCCGTCGGAGCGACGATCGGTGAGATCCACCGCCACACCAACGGCAACACCTACCTGTTCACCGGTTTCGAGTGGACCGCGATCCCGTCCGGTTTCCCGAGCGACCCGGCGGTCGGAGACATCTCGTGGAAGATGGGCAAGGCGTACGCCTGGGACGGCACCGAGTGGCGCCAGTTCGACACCGAGGCCCTGACCTACGAGCAGTTCCACGCCCGCTACGGCCCCGACGCCGTGCTGCCCGAGTTCGTCGTCGAGCGTGAAGCCGACGACGCTGCGCTGTTCGCTCGTCGTGCGGCCGAGATGGAGATCGAAGCAAACACCGCTGCATGGGATGCCCCCGAGTCGACCTGGTCCGGTGGCGCAACGTGGGGCGCCCCGTCGCTCCCGGCCGGATCCCACGTCGACTGGTCCGGTGTGCTGCCCGCAGCCGACGACAAGGTCACCGCTGCCGGACCCGAGATCGACTGGTCCGCCGTGCTGCCCGAACCCGCCCCGGTCGCCACCGCCACCCCCACCCCGGTCCCGTTGCGACGCAAGCCCGCGTCCGCTCCGCAGGGCGCGCTGCTGGCCCGCCTGATCGCCGAACGCGACCCGGCCAACGTCCTCGTCCAAGCCGCCAAGAGCGAATGCACCGGTCCCGAGATGACCGCCAAGCGGGCCTCGCAACTGATCGACGCCCTCCTGAAACTCCCCGTCGTGAAGCCGACGCATCGCCCGAACAGCTACGACGGCGCCTGCGTCAAGTGCGGCGGCAACGTCCCCTCCAAGACCGGCCGGATCGAGAAGTCGCCCTCCACCGGGCGCTGGCAGACCTTCCACCTCACCGCAGCCGACTGCATCACCGAAGCCGAGAAGGCCGTGTTGGAAGCCGACCGGGTCGACGAGCCGGGCCTGTACCGCCTCGTCACCGAGCGTGCCATCGACTCGACCGACATCTACCGGGTCCGCAAGGCCCGAACGTCGGAGCGCCTGTACGGCGAGAAGGTCGTCACCCACACGCACACCCACCCGGACGGGACGACGCACACCGACGTGTCGTTCGTCTACAACGGCAACGCGATGCGGTTCCTCCGCAAGTGCGACAAGCTGACCTGGAGCGAAGCCCGAGCGTTCGGCAAGGCGTACGGGGCCTGCGTGGCATGCGGCCGGACCCTCAACGATCCCCGCTCCCTCGTCCAGTCGTACGGGCCGACGTGCGCCAAGAAATACCACTGGCCGACCGTGACCTTGAAGCAGGCCGAGGCGATCATCGCCGGGACCGTCACGTGGGAAGAGGTCACCGGGACGCTGACCGTCCTGTAGGTCACGGGGCCGGTGGTGCCAGCAACGTAGTGTTGCTGGCTGTGAGCAACTCTCCCGCTGTATCGACGGTCTGGGCCGGGTCCACGGACCCCCCAGCCCCGCAACCGAGCGCGATGGCACGCTCGGTGGCGCCACAAGCCCAGCAGACCGTCCAGGTGAGCCTGCAAGCCGCTCAGCAGACGATCGTGTTCTCTCAACCCACCGAGGTTGATCTGGTCGTCTACAGGGGCGACACAGGCCGGTTCCGTGTCTCGGTGTCGAACCCCGACGGTTCCCCGCTCGACGTGTCGATGGCGACGTGGGACTGCGACATCCGCGCCAGCGAGGACGCCGAGCCGCCGTTGGCGTCACTCAACGTGTACCCCGTCGACGGGATGACCGACACGATCGAGGTCCAACTCAACTCGACCACGTCGCGCTCGTTGACCGGCGGCGTGTGGGATCTGGAGATGACCCTCGGCGGCGAAGTGCAAACTCTCCTGAAAGGCAGAGTCATCGTCCAGAAGGACGTGTCGAGGACGTGAGCGACGTCGACCCGTGCATGACCGTTGACATCGGTGTCACCGCCGGGCCGACACCGGAGATCGCCGCTGTTGCGCGCCCCGCGGTCGGCGGTGTCATCGTCTCGACGATCGCCGCGCAACCAGTCGCCGCTGTTGTCGGCGGACGCACTGCCACCCTCACCGCCGTCCGCCCGGCCGTTCCCCAAGTCGGCAGCGCCACCCGTCTGACTGCCGGGGTCACCGCGTCGTCCCCCTCGCCGGTCGGCCACATCGGGTTGGTCGGCACCCCCGGTCCGCCGGGTCCGCCAGGCCCGGAAGGCCCCGAAGGTCCGGCAGGCCCGCCCGGGTCTGGTGTCGCGATCATCGGTTCGATCGAAGGGACCGATCCGCCGCCGGTCGATCCGTCGACGGGTGATATGTGGGTCCTCGGTGATCCGGTCCCGTCGTGGGCGCCACCATCGTCGACCGGTCCGGCGCAACCAGGCGACGGGATCGTGTGGGACGGCGACGAGTGGATCAACACCGGCCAGATCACAGGCCCGGCCGGTCCGCCAGGCGAGTCGGGGCTGCTCCCGCAGTTCCACATCGACGGCTTCACAAGCTGGTACACGGCCACCGAACCGGGGATGTACTCGACGGACCGGGTGCGACAACCGACGATCTTCGCTCCGCTGTACATCTACCCGAGCTACCTCGGCTGGTGGGAGCCGTACTACGCGAACCCGCCCGACTTCGGCGTGGTCAACGTCGCCGGTGGGCCAGGGACAGCGCCGAACTCCGACTACACGTTCGCCATCGACAAGCTGCGCGGCCTCGGGTCGCGACTGCTCGGCTACGTCGACACGAACTACGGGGCCTCGCTGCTGACCACGATGAAGGCCGACATCGACCTGTGGTTCTCGCTGTACAACGTCGACGGGATCTTCTTCGACCGGGTGCCGACCGGGGCCTCGGCCCCCGAGATCGACTACATGGCGGAAGCGTCGGCCTACGCGAAGGCCAAGCAGGACGGATGGTTCGTCGCGTACAACCACGGCGACTACCCGTTCGCCGTTGAGTACGTCCTGCAATCGGACTTCTCGATCGTCTTTGAGAACACGTACGACGTGTACACGACGTTCTCGATCCCGGCGCACGCGACCTACGTGTCGGGCTTCGGTCCGTCGAAGTGGGTGCACCTCGTGCATGGCTGCCCCGACGAGGCGAGCATGCGCGACGCCGCTGCCCGCTGCGTCGGCTGGGACGTCGCCAACTTCTATGCGACCGCCGACGCGAACTTCGCCCAGATCCCGCCGTACTACGCGACAGAGTTCAATCTCGCCGGGGAAGGGGTGCCACCGGACGCCCGCTGGTCGAGCGGCACGCTGACCGTGTTCCAAGGTTTGAGCGACGACCTGATGCAGATGTGGATGGGCGACAACACCCTCACCTGGTTCCGTGTCTACACCG